CTTCTAAGCACGGTAATGCACCTACAATCAAGAAACTGATGGTGACTGAAGTAGTGACTTATACGCCTCCTGAAGACGATGGTGACGACTCCCTCTAAATAAATGTTGACTTTTCCTACGCTATATGCTATAGTTTAGGTGTTATAGTTTAGGAGAAGAAGATGTTTACACGGTTGATTAAAGAGAGAGATGAACAAGGGAAGATAAAAAGCTATGAGTTATTGTTTGACGGAAAGCCTATACCAGACGGTAAAAAGTATTGCCCCTCATGCAAACATCTTTTAGACCTATCTTTCTTTTCAGCTAAAGGTAACGCTTGTAAATCCTGTGCTACGCAACGAGCTAAGAACTGGAGAGTTGTTAAAGAAAACAATCCAGCGTGGCGAAAAGAACGTAATGCACAGCTTGCAGACAACAATCGAAAACTGAAACGTAAAATGGTTGAGTTGATGGGTGATGTATGTAACGATTGTGTACAGCAATATCCAGATTACGTATATGATTTTCATCATCTCGACCCATCTCAAAAAGACTTTAATATTGGCAGTTCTAGAAACTGGTCTAAAATAGAAAAGGAGTTAGCAAAATGTGTAATGCTTTGCGCAAATTGCCACAGAATCAGGCATTTTCATAATGATTGAAAAACCGAAAGTAGCTATCATTGATGGAGACATTTTAGTATACCGTGTAGGTTTCGCTAGTGAAGATGTCGATGAGGCTATCTGTTTAGGAAGAGTGACTACGCTAGTCAATGAGATTGTTTACGATTACTTGCAGTGTGAGGACTACAAAGCTTACATCACAGGTAAAGGTAACTTTCGCAATGAACTAGCAGTCACTGAGCCTTACAAAGGGAACAGGAAGGATGCTAAGAGGCCAGTGCATTACGAAGCTATCAGGAACCATCTACAACGCCTAGGGGCTGAGTTAGTAGAAGGACAAGAAGCTGACGATGCAGTGGCTATTGAAGCAACTACCAATGGAGGTTGGATTGTCTCCATCGACAAAGACCTAGATCAAGTACCAGGATGGCACTACAACTTTGTGAAGCATGAGGAATACTACGTTACTGAAGAAGAAGGCCTTCGTAACTTATTCACTCAAGTACTCACAGGGGATCGTATTGACAACGTGATTGGGTTGAGAGGCATAGGGCCTAAGAAGGCTGAGAAGCTTTTAAAGGATTGTAAAACTGAAAGGGAATACTATGATGCTTGTCTCAAAGCTTATGATGGTGATTCACTGCGTGTCGATGAAAACTTGAACCTGCTATGGCTACGAAGAACACCAAACCAAATGTGTCCTCTAGTTTCCACAGCTCTGTAAGAGCGAGGAGCTGAATAATGAAACAACTCGGTTTCTTTGTTGTAGGGGGTTCAGACGCCAAGTTTGGCGAATACAAACTAGGTATTCACCATGTCATAGATACAGACAACGTTACTAACTACTGGAAAAACAGAGGCTATAGTTTAGTCCCTTGTTTTGTTAGTGATGAAGACTTTGATACATGGGAGTACTTATATGGTGATTCGTAAACAAAAGCCATCTATTCCGACGAGTTTCTACCTTGTTGGGTGTCAGTGGAACGTCAAGTACGTAGAAGACTTGAGTGAGTACGGTAAGTGTGACTGTACTACTCATGTCATCTATCTCCGATCAGGGATGAACAAGACATTCACTGAACAAACATTCTTCCATGAACTTGTTCACGCTATCATGTTCGCTATGGGGCATGTACAGCATGACGAGATCTTTGTAGATGCTTTTGGTGCTTTGTTGCATCAGTATGAACGAACTAAACTATGAGGCCACGTAAAGTAACAAGCGAACGACGACGACATGCTATCAAGAATGGGTACAGATCAGGTCTTGAAGAAGACTTGGCTGATTCATTGAAAGCTAGAGGCATAAACTTTACCTATGAAAAAACTAAGATCAAGTACATTCAACCAGCTAGTGAGCATCAATACACAGCGGATTTTGAACTTGAGAATGGTATCATCATTGAAAGTAAAGGCAGGTTCTTGGTAGCTGACAGGAAGAAACATCTTCTCATTAAGCGACAACAGCCACATCTTGACATTCGCTTTGTCTTCTCTAATTCAAAGCAACGTCTAAGTAAAGCAAGTCGTACAACGTATGCTGATTGGTGTACTAAGAATGGATTCCTTTACGCTGATAAAGAGATTCCTGAACATTGGATTAACGAACGAAGAAAGAAGGTATCAGATGGAAGTTACATTAATTCGTGAAAACCCTGACGGAAGTGCAGACTTTCAGTTTGACATGTCTCCTGACGAGACTAAAACAATGGTTTGCCTTGGGATTATGACAGCATTGAAGAATGGATTAGAGGAAGCAAAGAACTATGTTGCACAGCAAAGTGAGTCTAGTGTGGGTGACACCGGAAGCGGAGACATTAGTTGCAAAGATGGCACGGGTGAGCAATCCTGCGAATCAGGACAATGTAACCACTGCCCCAAAGCTCCTTAAGTATCTCATCAAGAACAAGCACTGGAGTCCTTTTGAGATGGTGAATGTCTGTATGGAGATTGAGACTACTCGTGATATTGCACGACAGATCCTCCGCCATCGTTCATTCAGCTTTCAAGAGTTCTCACAGCGTTATGCAGTCTCTGAGGGGTTCATTCAGACCTCTCAGGTACGCCTACAAGATGAGAAGAATCGACAGAATAGCCTTTACAGTGACGATGTAAGTCTTCAGATCTGGTGGGAAGGTATTCAACGTCGATTGGTCAGTGAAGCTAAGTTCCTGTACTCAAGTGCTCTTGACAAAGGTATCGCTAAAGAGGTAGCTCGTAAGTTACTCCCTGAAGGCCTTACTATGTCTAAGATGTACATGCAGGGCACTCTCCGTTCTTGGTTGCATTACATTGAGATTCGTTGTGATTCTGCAACACAGAAAGAACATCGTGAAGTAGCTGAACAATGTCGTGATATTATCTTTGAACAGTTTCCAACTATTCGTGAGGTATTGAATGACGCAGGATGAAATCATTGATCTGGTGCGAGAGGCTGGCTTGGATTGGCACGCTGGTTGGACGCTTGATGATGAAGCACCTAACCGATTTGAAGCCTTTGCCAAACTGGTAGCGCAAGCTGAGCACAAACGGGTTCAGCAGGTTTATACAGACGCAGCAATCGGTTCTGTTAGAGCGGCTATTGCGTACGAGCGTGAGGCGTGTGCGATTATTGCTGAAACACCTATTGCGGGCGAACAAGATGACATCACTATGGAAGCCAAAGACCGTGTGGCAAAAGCAATCCGAGCAAGGAGTATCAATGACCAATAAGCTAGTAGTTCACTACATTGGGTCTTCTCTTTTCAAGCCTGATTGGATGAATGGATGCTACAAGATCTGTGTCACTGACCATCCACGGTTAGGGCATCGGTACATGACCACATCTAAAGTCACTAAAGATTACGGTAACGGTATCTTCGAGACTGAATATGTGGTGTATCATCCGGTAGGAGAGGACTTCTATGACACCTAATTTTCAACCACTTGAATCGTACTTTCGTAGGATTAACACTCAAAAGGATATAACCATGTTTGAATCGTTTAAAGCACATTTCACCTCTTTGTGGTCTATTAATGAGCCATCAAAGCCAGATGCTCACGTGGCTGATGTGACAATGCCAGAAGAACAACCTTGTAAAGACTTCTATCGTATCGAATTGTTCACTGAAGGCTATCATTGCGATGATGAGTACATTCCTGATAAGTACAGCTGCATCAAAGAGAACCGAGACATGGTTACTTGGATGGAGCTGGTAGATAAGTTTGCTGATATGTTGTCTCATCATTATGGTTACAATATTAAGGAACAGATCTACTACTCAGTCAAGTTTCCTATAAATACTTTGGATAACGAGGGCAAAGAATTTCCTGGCTATGGTCGTGAACTTAACGATGAGAAACTTCAGTTATTGTTGTTGACTCATCCTGATCTGTATTCTCCTACAGGTTTTGAGGGTATTGAACTGTGAGGATCTTAGTAATCCCAGACACTCAGGTCAAGGAAGGTGTTCCTATGGAGCATCTAACTTGGGCTGGCAAAGCAATCTGTGAGTACCGTCCTGACGTTGTTGTGCATTTAGGAGACCATGCTGATATGCCAAGTCTCTCTAGCCATGACGTTAAAGGATCTAAGTACTTTGAGGGTCTACGCTACCAGAAGGACATTGAAGCTGCCAAAGCAGGAATGAAGATGCTCCTAGCGCCTCTTAAAGAGCTCCAAAAGAGCCAGAAAGACACCAAACATAAGGTCTATAAGCCTAGGATGGTATTGACGCTAGGAAACCATGAAAACAGGATTGACAGGGCTGTAAACAATAATCCCATGCTTGAGGGATTAATCACAGTTGAGGACTTAGAGTATGACAAAGATTGGGAAGTACATCCTTTTCTACATCCTGTGTTCATTGGGGGTGTTGGTTTCAATCATTACTGGCCTGTCGGCGCTATGGGCCGCCCTGCTGGAACAGCTTCTGCTATCATTAGTAAGCTCCACCAATCGTGTGTGGCGGGACATCAACAAGGAAAGCAAATAGCTTACGGTAAACGAGCAGACGGGAAGCCTATCTGTGCGATTATCGCTGGTTCTTACTACCTTCACGATGAGTCTTACATGGATCAGCTAAGTAATCGTCATTGGCGAGGCTTGCTGGTCTTAAATGAAGTTCAAGATGGACATTTCGATGAGATGTTCTTGTCTATTGAATATTTAAGCCGTAAATACGGCGTGGGGAAAAAGTATGGTGACAGTAAAGGACATTGAAGAATGGAAAGCTTTAGGGAAACCTATGGAAAGTAGTACTAAAGGTGTAAAGTATGATAGTGATAAACTAAATTGGAGTTTAATGCCTTTTGGGGCTTTACAAGAAGTTGTGAAAGTGCTAGAATTCGGCTCCAAAAAATACGCCCCGAACAACTGGCAGTATGTGGATAACGCTGATGAGCGCTATTGGAATGCAGCAATGCGTCACCTAATCGCTTATAAGATTGAAGCCACTAACGACAGTGAAACGGGGCTTTCTCATCTGGCTCATGCTATTTGCTGTCTGCTTTTCCTTCAACATTTGAACACCGAACCAAAAGAACTATGACAAAAATGACCCCTTACCAAACCTACATTGCCAAGTCACGTTACAGCCGTTATTTGGACGATAAAGGCCGTCGTGAGCACTGGCCTGAAACAGTGAAACGATACATGGACTTCATGCAGGAACACCTCCAGAAGAACCATAACTATGTTATTCCAGCTTCGTTGTACATTAAACTGTACGACAATATCGTAGGCTTGAACATTATGCCCTCCATGCGCTCTCTTATGACCGCTGGTGAGGCTTTGGAACGTCAGAATATCGCTGGTTATAACTGCTCATACCTGCCCATTGATGATCCTAAAGCCTTTGATGAGGCTATGTAT